TGTGAGCGCCGCGTCTATGTCCTCGGGAACGTTTGCGAAATACGGACGGAGTAGATTGTACGCATTTTCTTCTCCCTTTTCGACCATGATTTCAAACTCAACACCGGCCCGAAAGTCAGTGTTGATGTAAAAGACGGCATCGCCAACCCGCACGGCCTCCGGGAGTGTGTCAAGAAGAATGTTCATTTGCGACCGCCTCTGCGGGGAGGCAGAACAGTGCCGGTGGCCTTTATCTTTTCAAATGCTTCTTTGTATGCCTTGGAATATTCCTCGGTAATGAACGTAAGCACGGCCCCCAGTTCCAAGAAACCGGGATTTTTAAACTGGCTCATGATATCCTCCCCCGCGCCATCGCCGAGAATGTGGTCGATGCCGTCAAGGGTGATGTTGTAGGCTTCGTCAAGAGCCGCTTTGTCGTTGCCCTTAATGGCAGAAAGGCGTTTTATCTGTTCTTCCCCTGTTTCGCGGAGGAAGTCCAGCGTATCCTCATTCAAAGGCAGCTCGTACCGAAGCGAACCGAACTCCAATTCGCACACATTTTCTACAAAGTTAAACTTCGCCATTGTTTTCCCTCCTATAACAAACAAGGCCGGGGAATAAAACCCCGGCCCGTATAGCGCTTATTCACCCGCTGCGGTGTAGGTATACTCGTCCGGATTTGCGCCGCTCTTCTTCAACTCGATATCGATCTCGCTGGCATTTCCGGCCTCACCGGAACCGTCGCTGTTCACGATGATAGAGGCCTCGCCGCATTCGCCCTCGCCGGTAAGGATGTTGAAATATACATACTTACGGACAACGGTGGAGCCGGTGCCGTACTTGATTTCGTGGGACAGGGCGAAGTCCTGAAATGCGTCGCCGACGTAGCGGTCGCCGCTGATAGAGAAAGAACGCTGATTGCCGGTTTTCATGGTAGACTGACCGGCGCGCACATACTGTTTGTCCTGAGTGATGGGGTTCATCTGAGAATCCAGACCGGCCACACCCATCTGCGCCACCGCGAAGCTGTCAGCGGTGGTAAAGTCTTTTACAGGGGTCTCACCGCAGTCAACGGCCAGTACCCAATCGTCGGCAGTTACCCAGCCCTCATAATCGGGGGTAGGGGTTTTGCCCTGCATCAGTTCAGCCAAAGTCATGTTTAAGCACTCCTTTTTTGATAATATTCAAGTCTCATTTGCAACTGATAACGCGCTTTTCCGTCCTCCGAGACAACAAACGGATATGCCGTGGAAGTAACCACGATCTTTTGAGCCGTCCGGTTGTTGTCCATTTCGGGCAGTTCACGCGCTGCCGCTTTGCCCTCAACCCAGCTTGTCAAGTCCTCGAAGAACTCCAAGCTTTCAAGGTTTTGGGCTATGTTCTGATCGTACAGTCGGCGGGACGCGACGCAGAACTGGAACTGCTTCACCGCGCCGCCGTCCCGGTAACGCTTTATTACTTCCTCGCACGGCACGGTATCAACGGAATAGGTGTCCGCCTTATCGTCCAGAAAGTCAACGTCCAGCCGACCGGACAGGCCGGGGTATGTTCTCAGCCATGTTTGCACACATTCCATTACTGTCATTTTCCCAGCCTCCCTATATAGGTTCCAAGTTCTCGCGTTATCTCTTCGGACTTATCGGCCATCATGCGTTTATCCCAATTCGGGCCGCGCATGGGTGCGCCGTGATAGTCAAGGGGTTTCCCGGTGTATTGCTTCGGGGCGCGTCCTGCCATTACTTCGCCGTAATACTGATAGTGAGCATACGGCTGAACATAGGTAATGCTCGAACCGTCGGAAGCAACAACAGCCGTATTTTTAAGCGTCCCCCGCTGCATTGGGACGTACTTATCCGACAGACGCTTTACGGTTGACGCAAGATACTTCTGCGCCCGGTAGTCACCGCGAAGGCCTCTGATTTTCATAATTCGCGCTGTGTTGATATCAACCGTTACGTTTACTCTCATTGCCCGTCAACCCTCCAATGCGCCAGAGCACCCCGATTGTTCGCCCCTACGGACGTTATGCGGAAATGCTCAACGCCTTTAAGGTCAGACGGCTTGGAAACGGTTTTGATAATACCCCGGGCCACATAATCCCCCGGCTCCGGCAGTACACCCGTGGGGAAATACTCGTCCGGTATGCGCACCGTGTAGCTGTTGGCGGGTTTCGCACCCTCCCCGGAAGTAACTATAGTAGTCTTGCAAAACCAGCTTGCACCGCTCATGGAGTAACAGGCGTAGGTATCACCGTCCACCCCTTTGATGTGCTTTACAAGGGTTACTATCTGATCGCCCATTAAAAGACGCATACTCACACCCCCGCAAAGCAAAGCGTAGTATTCGCCAGATACACCATAGCCGCTTCGGTGATCCGCTGAGACTTCGACCGAGCGGCCCCGGAAGCGTAGGAACGGGAAACGCCGTCGTTGCTTTCGCTGGTAACTTCGCCGCCGCTTTCCTGATACGCTAGCTCGTCCACAACCGCGCACTGTGCAAACTGTACCGCTTCGAGGTCTGCTGCGTTAGCCGTCGCCGCCCTGCCGAAAGTAAGGCGGTCAATCTCAGCCTTTGCCCGAATGGAGAACCGGGCGAACTCGTCCGCGCTCAAAGTCCCGTAAAAAGTGCCGGTGTAAAATCCGTAATCAGCATACATCATTTTGCACCCGCCTTTTTCTTCGGCTTGGGGGTATCAACCTTTACAGGCTCATACCCCTTGGCCTTATATTCCGGGAGCTGTTCAGCTTCAATATTGCGGGTTACAACGCCGTTAGTAATCAGCATTTAAGCTCCCTCCCTTTTATCAGGTAGTTGCCTTGTGCAGATAGATACCGTTGGCCTTGTTCTCGTATACCATAGCGTCGTGGTACAGTCTGTACTGGAACTTCCAAGCGTCCTTCTGCTGGTTTTCGTCGGGAGTGAAAACCTTGGGCAGAGCCATCTTCGTAGCCTGCAGAATCGCGGACTTGGTAAGCATCATAAAGTTGATGTTCTTACCGGCGGAACCCTTGGCAAAGCCCCAAGAGGAAGCACCGCTGTTCAGGGTGATAGCGGTAAAGAAACGGGACTGAGGCACATAGATAATGGGCATATCGTTGTAACCGTTCAGCACACGGGATACGCTGCCCTCGGAACCCCATTCGCGGAAAACGCCGCTCATGAGCAGGGGTTTGAGGTTGGAAGATACGAACAGCAGACGATCTTCGGGAACCTCGTTGTTGTCAAATTCCTTGGTAGCCTCGTCGATAGCCGCCAGAACTTCCGCACCGGTAGTGAAGTCGGCAGCGGCAGCGGTAGAAATACCGGTCGCGCTGGCGTACTTGGCGAAACGGAAAGCGTCCACCTCGGGCGCAACATGGAGGCGCATAAACTCGCTCATAGCGAGGCCGAAAGCCTTGCCGAGGGTTTCTTCGTCGTCCATGCGGTCGATGCTCATTTCCTTACCGCGCTCCTCGGTGAGTCTGAGGCTTTCCCAAGTGACGGTAACGTCACCGGCGGGATAACCGTTCTCACGGGAATAGTCGCCAAGACCGGTAGTGGCAACCTTCATAACCTTAACGGTATTGGTGCCGGTAAAATCCACCTGAGTGGGAGCGTCCAGCGCAGAGGTCAGGGACGCTTTCTTGTAGATGCCGTCAAGGACGGGTACAAACTTTTCTGCGTATGCGATAGAGTTAGCCATTTTACATTACTCCTTTTTCTGTTCAATTCCTGCGCCCTCGTAAAGCGCAGCCATAAATGTGTCGATGTTCTGATTTCCGCCGTGGTGTCCGCCGGTGTTGACCCTCGCGCCGCCGTCGCCGCCTTTATCCTCCTCGATATCAAAGAGGTAAGCGTCGGACTTTTTGAGGCTTTCGAGCTGTTCAGACAGGCCGAGCAGCTTTTCCCCGTCCAGCTTAATGAGGGACATATCCAGAGCCGCACGGGCCAGCTTGGGATTCTTCGCCTTGGCTTCCACCAGTGCCATACTCACGGCATTGTCCAGTTTTGCCGCTGCAAGGTCGGTGTTGTACTTGGTTTCCCAGTTCTTCGCGTCCTGTTTCAGCTTTTCCACGTCCACGCCGTCGAACTTGGATACGGTCTCTTTGAGGCCGTTAATGGTTTCGTTTGCCGTGGCCAGCTCGGCAACCTTATCGTCGTATTTGCGCTTGTCTACATAGCTACCCGCTGCAAGGTTCGCAAGTTTGACTTCCTTGTTGTCTTTGAGCTTGGCTTCGAGCTGTTCCCATGTGAGCGCATCCGCGCCGAACAATGCTTTGAGTTTTTCCATGATCTGATCCTTTCCCGCGCTTCGTCCTTTGATTTATAAAGCCGCTGCCGGTCAGCGTTGGCGCGTCCGTGTGTTTAAATGCCCTCACGGTAGGCTAATTTTGTATAACAAAAAGGAACCGTTGCATTTTCTACAACAGTTCCTTTGTTACCGGGTATTAAATTGGGCATGAAAAAAGCACTATGCGTAAACACAGTGCTTTTAATGATTTATTGAGTTTTATCCGCGCTTTTTCAGGTACTTTGCAACCCTCGCTTTTATGAGTGTACTGCCATCTTTCGGGTCAAGTACAAAATGCAGTTGTCCGCCGGAATATGTAACGGTAGCAATATCCTTTCGCTCTTTCTTTTGCTTCGTACCTATTCCCGACATACCGCCTACAACAGTACCAAGGGGGCCGAACAGAACGCCGCCAACAACCGCACGACCAATAACGCTCTTTTGCTTCTCTATAAATTCTTCCTCAGTATGAACGTCAATACCCTCGATAGCCTCATACGCTATGGAGTAATCGTCTGCGGTCTTGTGAAAATATGTAGCTCCAGCCTGTAAGAAAAGCTTTTTCCCGTCGTCAGTCAAAAGCCATTTCCTATCGCCGGTGTACGCTTCCGTCCTATACTTCATGCGCTTTTCCTCCCTCGAAATGTGTTGCAACAGGTTTCACCGCCCATTATAGCACTTTTTACAGAATGTTCAAGAGGATTTTTTGGCGGTCGTTTCGGACACAACCCCCACCTGAGTTCTCGCGCTCTGCTTCTTCAAGCCGGTCTGCTTGGTGAAGTCGGTATACGTTTTCTGCGCGTCCCGGAGCTTGGAGCGGTATTTACTCGCATCCTGTCCCCCGGCTTCGAGGGCGGCGACGGTGCGCTTTTGCTTGCGTATTTCGCGCTCGATCTTGCGTTGTATCTGGCTGGCCTCATACTCGGAATACTTCACGCCGTTATATTCGACGTTCTTTTCTTCCAGCTTGGCCAGCTCTTT